ATTACCAGATGTTGTTATTGTATTTCCCGTTGTTGCGGGGTCATCTACGAACGTGTGTGAACCTATAGATAATTTTTTAGTTAACGTGTTATTATTGGATATACCTATTGCGCCGGTACTTTCAAGATTTGTTGTTTTTATTTTACCCGAGACTTGAACAGTATTAGTTAATGTGGGATCTATTGATACTGCTGAACCTGTATATAAAGCCTGGCCTCTTATACCACCAGTTGTAATAATTGAATCATAACCACTGGCAGGTATAAAAACTCTATCACTAACCGATAATAAGTGTTGTGGATTTGTGTTTGATATACCTACATTAGAACCGGGTAATGTGGTAAACGCAGTTGTTACGTTAGCAAAGTGTGGTATACCATTGGAGACGACGTTCCCTTCTATTGTAACATCGTCTAATGAAATACCACCTAAAAGTGACGTTAAAACGTTCGTATCAACGATTTCTTTGGTCGTGGAATCGTAACCTATAAAAGTTGCACCTCCTATAGTTGCTTGTCTCAAAGGTGTCATGTAAATACCACCTGCGTTAGATGCATCTATCTCTTGATCTGAGGCATTGAATACGATCGTGTTTTCAGCCTGGTTGTCCGTAGCGTGTTTACCAAACCGGATTTTGGTAGACCGCTCGATGGTAGGTATGTTTTTAACCATTTAATATAGGTGTGTATTTTAATTTGCGTAAATGAGGCCGGCCATGCCATTTTCAATACGAAGTATGTTATAGTTAACCGCGTATATGGGATCGTTAATGGTCATGGACTCACTTATTATTTTTGCTGAATCTAATCTACTGAAATTGAGTGTTCCCGTTGGTTGAAGTGAACTTGTTGATAAACAGAAACAGTGTAAAAAGAAATCGGGCGACGTAACAAATGTCGTATGGTAATAGTTTGGTATTTCCATGAAATGGGGTTTACCGAACTTAAAATTACATATATCTAAACCGTTTATTTCAATTTTTACCCTATTGGTATCGGATGTAAGCGCACCACCGGTACTCGTATCCGAACACGCGAGGTACTTAACCGGATGGTTAAATGTAAGTTCCTGTACGAGTTCTCTCGAAGGAATACTTTTTTGTACCTGGGTAATGAGCAAATTGTGGTTTCTGGAAACGATGTTACCACGTTCTTCGTTATCTAAATAATAATAGTTCGAGTAACAATCAAATTCGTAGTTACCAGCGTCTTGTCCCCAGTGTATTCTGATTTCGACTTCGTGGTATTGTAAAGCGACTATGGGTAAAGCACACTGTGGACCTTCGCAGAAAAAGAACCGTAACGGGTAAAAATACGAACGGGAACTTATACCCGGGTGTGTACCTAAAGCGCTTTTCGATATATTGTTCGCGAACGTATCTATGGCGATCTTTTCCGTGAACGTGGCGTCCTGTGTATCTATAACCTGACCACCTATGAGTAGTTCGACTTTATCTATGAGGGTATCCCACCTTTGAATATCGAGTGCTTTTGTGTTATTGTGTATCGTGAAATACGTGTATCCTAAAAGGTCACCGGATCTCGTAAACTTGACCGATGACATAGCGTTACTTTTCACAGTTCCCTGTATCGTTTGTTTTTCTATGGATTGTGAAAAGTTAGAATGCCGTTTAAACGTCGAGCTAAAAAACGATATTTCTGGCTTTCCCATAATGTGTTCGTCTTGAGCACCTATGGCAATGAGTTGAACTACACCAGAAGACATTTATAATAAGAAAAGGTTAAAAAACGCCCTGAAATTATTCATATGGTAAATTTCTTTTTTTGCATACAAATCTAAAAACAAAAACTGCGTCGCCACAGTCTGCCGCTGTACCGTCTTGTTTATCTAAATTGAATGTCAATCTATCGATCTTTCGAATGGGATTATAGTATTGTTGAACGATTGGATACTCGTTTCTAAAAAATACGGCTTTTTGAGCACCTGAAGCCGCGTGTAATTTGTGTTCACACACGATAGTACCAAATATACCGTTTAGGTGATTATCTGCATCACTAAGATCGTCTTTACCACGTTGACTGAAGTACGTTTTGAGTTCTTCTATGCCTATGTGTATACACCTTTGACTATCACCGAGAGTATTTATACTCGCGGCTAATAACTGTGCTTGAACAACGTTCTCTAGTGGGGTTGGTAAATACAGAGTAAAGTCGGTATCACTCGCAGTATCCAGATTATCGAGTACAACTGTATGGTGTTCGCATTCGAAATCAGGTAAGGTTGATTGACTAGTCACTAAAGCCATTTATATATACTGGAGATTTTACTTCATCTTGTAACTCGCTTGTCCGACAACCAATTTTTGGCCGTCGCAAACACCGCCTCGGCTATCCGAGTAGTACGATTTACCGAGACACTCTTCCTTGGATTCGAGATCGAAGAGCGAACCTTCACTGACGACTTCGATGTCGACTGGGGCTGGTGTATAGTAGCTCGTTTTAAGCATTTGGAGGACGCAGAGTATAGCAAAAACTATGACAATCGCCCTGAGCGTATTTCTGTTCGTGGTGTTGAGTTTAATCATTTGTTATGGACTGAGATTTTTTTATAAAGTGCGTTAAAGAAATTAGAATAGTTTCAATATAAAGAGTAATAGTAATGGACGGAGAGATTATTCTTAATCGTGGCGATACTAACGTTATGAAACTAGATGATAACGAACAGGCACTTATGAACGAGATAGAAATAGAAGTTCCCAGGCCTCAAACTATTAGAAGGCAAATGCCTAAACCGATGAAAACTCAGTTTACACCACCACAGACACAAGTTTTTCAGGAAGATATAGACTCGTTCGCGAACCCGAATAAACAGAACCCACCATCAGCACCACCTCCAGAAGACCCAGTCGATTACGGTGAGTACGACGATGAACCTGATACGATGGATTATGGTTATGGGGGTGGTGGAGGAGGATACGCCATGGAAGAAGAAGAGGAAAAACCATCACCTGGGTATAAAACTATCGACGAGGAAAAGGTCGATCTCGTAAACAAACTCGGGCGTTTGGAAAAAAAGGGGTTTACTGTGAACAAGCGTTTGAATGCTTATTCCCCCGTAGACGAACTTAGAGCTGAAGTTAAGCGGATAACGTATAGTATAGACGTCGATAAGTCTATAAAGTTTTCGAGACGTATGCTTATTGCGTGTACCACGGGTCTCGAGTTTTTAAATAAAAAGTATAACCCGTTCGAGATCCAACTCGATGGTTGGTCCGAAAACGTCATGGAAAATGTAGACGATTACGACGAGGTTTTTGAGGAGTTATACGTAAAGTATAGAACGAAAATGCACGTCGCCCCCGAGGTAAAACTTATCATGATGCTTGGTGGTTCGGCGATGATGTTCCATTTAACGAATAGCATGTTCAAATCAGTCATGCCGAACATGAACGACGTGATTAAACAGAACCCGGAACTTGTTCAGAATATGATGTCCGCGGTTCAGAACACGGTGTCTAAATCTCAACAACAAAGTGTATCGAGCGAACCTTCGAGTGAAGGTGGTGGAAGACGCGAAATGCAGGGACCGGGGTTCGATATTTCGAGTCTCATGGGTAACATAATGATGCCTCCACAACCGCCAATGAATACGACGAGTTTGAATAAAGTCGAAGAACCAGAGATTGATTTGGAAGACGATATTTCGGATATAGCAGAGCCACCCGTATCTGAGGACGTTGCCGATGAAGATAGTGAAGTTCGCGAAGTTAAAGTTACTCAGGCCCAGACCAAGTCTAAAAGAGGTGGTAGTCGAAAGAAAAAAACGGTCGAAATTAATTTGTAAATATAGTATAGTATAGATGATAGCTTATTGTCCTTTAGACGAAGAACCAGTCGAGAGACCTTCGTGGTACCAGGAAAATAAAAGCGTAGCGTCTTCACCTTCGCGACCGCGTTCGAATTTGAATTCAAAATCGTACGCGGTTTTAGGTCAAGACGATACGGAGTGTAATTACGTCGTAATGTTTTTCATCGCGGGTGTTATTGCCCTAGCGATCATGGATTCACTTCCACGAAAGTAAAAGTAAAAAACTTTCTACCATTGTGACTTTTTCCAGAATGGTAAATTAGTTTAACCACAGTGATATGTACACCCTACAAATGCAGCTGTATATACACTATTTTCCTGTGTTGTTTCTATTCCATTTATGTCTAAATACCTGATATTATATTCTAGTTCAGTTTCTAAAGTGTCTTCCCACTGAAACTCCCCGTTACTATCTAAATCGTTTACTGTTTCAGTTTTGGTTTCTTGTGTGTATTCTTGTTTTTGTACATTGTCGAGTTTAATGTATTCATTTTCACTAATAGTGGTATTATCGCTATTATGCACGTAATAAGTTACTAATTTGTTTATCTTTTTTATTTGTTTAACTGGAACTTGTTTTGGATTAAAATCACAGTCCATTGTTATTTTTGCAACTGTATAGTTTGCTAAAAACTCACTATCTTGTTTCATACCATATCCACTCACGTTAGATGTAGTTATATAATCACCCGATTCTAAAACACCATTTTCGTTTACTATCCATATACCACCTTCACCTATAGAGTTTACATATACACGTGTATCTCCATCTTCTTTATAAAAATATGAACGAATTTGACCCATTACTTGTGATCTTTCATTTGTATCTTCGCTGGATGATAGCACACCAAAACAAGATTTATCATATGCCTTTGATGTTATTTTTACTATTGGTATAGCTTCGTTAACGTGTATATTTTTTGCACCTCGTAATGGAACACCACTAACTGTCATGTAATCGTTTTGATTTGATGATACTATCAAACCTACATAATCATTTATATTATTGGGTCTCACATCTATTATAGAACTCATGTGTTGACCTGTAAATGTACCAATAGCACCGCTACCGGCACTGGCAGTGTCGTTTTCGAACCGAAGTATTCTTTTTACGGGATTTCCTGTAGTATTTGTATTAGCAAGCCAGTATAAATTTTGATTCCATGTGTCAGTGTTATCTGTTGTAGCATACCAATTACCGTTAGTTCTATTCATATGTAAAAATGAAGTGTACGTTGCTGAATCTATGGTAACAGTATGATTAGATGAAGAATTTAAAGTAAGTAAACTATCTGGTGTCGAATTTCTTATACCAACTTTACCAGATGGACTTAATATGATATTATCTTCGGTTGAACCTGATCCATCATTTTGTGTTCCGATTATAAGTCGCGATTTTTCATCTCCCGCCGATGTTGAGTCTTCATATTGTATGTACCCGTAATCTGAACTGTTATTTATTTTACTTGGAAACATAATACACGACGAACCACCCGAATCACCGTGTTCTAAAATAAGTGTACCGGTATTTACTGCATGACTTGAACCCGTTGATTCGTAAATATGGAGTTTTCCATTCGGATTCGATGTTCCTATACCTATATTTCCGCCACCTTCAACTTCTAGTATACTATAACTCACATCTGGGTTACTTGTAGATACTACATTTCTTATAGAAAATCTCGCGTCACCAACATCATCGTGAAAATCAAGTGCTAAGTGTTGCGAATTAGTTCCGCCTATTTGTCGTAAGTAGGCAAAATCGCTA